TCAGTTCGACGGCGCGGGTTGCTCTACCTCCGAGGCCGGAGGCTGGAGCTCAACCGCCTCGCCAGTTTCGGCTGCGAACTTGATCAGCCAAGCAATCCCGAGCGCCCGATCCTGGCACTTGGGGACCACCGCATGGCATTCTGCAACGCAGCCTCGGTGGGGAGCCGGGCCACAAACGCTGATGACCTCCGCCCAGGACACGCACTTGCCTTTTCCGGTGGCGGTCTTCTGGCGGTAGCCCGGTCCGCCTTTGCATCCGTAGCCCCGGCATGAGGTTTCGCACTGCCCCTTGCCTTTCACGAAGGCAGCGACGCGTTTCAGAGTTGTGTCATTCAGCAAGGGGCACTTCGCCGGCGCAATATCTTGCGCGCGAGCCTGCTGAGCCGTGAGCAGGATGGCGAGCGCAAACATATTAGGCAGCATCGATCCCATCTGCAGTCTCATGACCACAATAGCCTCTGCCGTGGCGTGGCAACTTTGTGGCGTCCTCCTGAACGGTCGCTAACGCACACATTCAGAACGAGTTCAGTGGCCGCCCCTTAAAACTGGTCCTCAAGCGATACCTGAAAGGCAGTCCCGCCCCAAGGATCGGGAAGAATGAGGAAAGGAAACACCATGTCGCGCACTGTGCTGACTGCTGGCCTGTTGACTGTTGCAGCGCTGGGTCTGGGCGTCGTGTCGGCGCAAGCCGCGCCCGCCGTGTCCGGTCTGACGGGCATCTCGAGCCACACGTCTGGTTCCGTCGAGAAGGTTCATTGGCGTCATTGGCGCTGGCACCATCATCGCCACCACCACTACCGCCCGTACCGCCACTATCGCTGGTGGTAAGCCTCAGGTCCGGGCTTCCTCCCCCCTCGTGAAGCCCGAGCCCGACGCGAGCCGGCTGGTCCCCCCACCAGCCGGCTCTTTCTTTGCCGCGATACCCTTATCCCCGGCCGGTGCATGGCGATTATAATCTCCGGTTTTTGTTTTATGGAATATCATCATTCGAATGGAGTTTCCGAAATCATTTGACAGCGTGACGCTTCTCGAATATAAATTCGCTATCATCTGAAAATTGCGTCAAGGCGATCGGCTCCGCTCCGCGGTGCCCAGCGCGGGCGATCGAGCGCCGCCATTACACGACGTGGCCTCAGCCCACTGTGTTCTTCCCAGGTCAGCGCCATGCCACCTCTCGAACCGGCCGAGTGGGCGGAAATCCTGCGTCGGATCGCGAGCGGCGCGTCCGTGGTGGAAACGGCCAAGGCCTTTGGCGTGCATCCGAGTACCGTGCAACGGCGGCTCAATGTCAGTGCGACAGCACGGACACCCAAGGGCACGGCCCGCAAGACTGCGAGACGCAGCGCCTCTCGCAATGTGGGGCGGAAGCGGAACGTGGAGCCTGGCCCAGACACAGCGCCGACGCCGCGCAAATCGGGCGCCCCCCGCGGAACCGCTTTGCAGGTCCGTCGCCAGCTCATCGGCCGTCTCTATCGGGCCATCGACACCAAGCTCAAATTGATGGAGCGCCGCATGAACAGCGAGATCACCGCCCTCGACGCCGGAAACGGAGAGGAGGGGGCGAACCTGACGGCCGCCGACCACGAGCGCGAGACCCGCGCCTTCGGCGCCCTCGTCAAGACCATCAACAGCGTGCGCCAGATGCAGGCCGAGCTCGAAGACCTTGCCAACGCCAATCCAAACGCCACCGCCGGCGACGCCCGCCTTGCCGCCGACGCGGACCGCTACCGCCGCGACATTGCGGAGCGTCTTGCAAAGTTTGTCCCGCCTGGAGCCTGAGGCGCGCGACGCTGCACTCGCCAGCCTCGACGCCGAGAGCCTCGCCCGGCTCGGCCACGACTGGATGATCTGGGCGCGCGATGATCAGCTTCCGCCCGCCGCGCTCGCGTGCGGTACGCCCTGGAGCACATGGCTCGTGCTCGGTGGCCGCGGCGCAGGCAAGACGCGCACGGGCGCCGAATGGGTGCGGGCGCGCGCGCTCGGGCTCGAAGGTTTCGGCCCCGTGGCGCATCGCATCGCGCTCGTCGGCGAGACACTGGGACAGGTGCGCAGCGTCATGATCGAAGGCGTCTCCGGGTTGCTCGCCGTGCACGCGCCCGGCGAATGCCCCACCTACATCGCCGCCCGCAACGAGATCGTCTGGCCCAACGGATCGATCGCGCAGATGTTCGCCGCCGACGATCCCGAAAGCCTGCGTGGGCCCCAGTTCGATGCCGCCTGGTGCGACGAGCTCGCCAAATGGCCCCGGCCCGATCGCGCCTGGGACGTGCTGCAGCTCGCCATGCGCCTCGGCGCGCACCCGCAGGTCACCGTCACCACGACACCGCGCGCCATCGCGCTCTTGAAGCGCATTGCCGGGGACGCCGGCACCGTCGTCAGCCGCTCGCGTACCGCCGACAATGCCCGCAACCTCGCGCCGTCCTTCCTCGCCGACATGCAGCGTCGCTACGGCGGCACCTCCTTCGGCGCGCAGGAATTGGAGGGGCTGATCGTCGAGGAGCGCCTGACGGGGCTGTGGAAGCGCGCCTGGCTCGACCAGTCCCGCGTTGGAGCTGCGCCCGAGATGACGCGCATCGTCGTCGCGGTCGATCCGCCCGTCACGGCCACCGCCGGCTCCGACAGCTGCGGCATTATCGTCGCCGGCCTCGGCATCGACAAGCGCGCCTACGTGATCGCCGACCGCACGCTGCAGGGGCGCGATCCCTCCGTGTGGGCGCGCGCCGCTATCGCAGCTTACGATGACTTCAAGGCCGATGTGATCATTGCCGAAGCCAACCAGGGCGGCGATCTCGTGCTGCAGGTGTTCAAGACGGCCGATCCCAATGTGCCGGTGCGCAAGGTGCACGCAGCCCGCGGCAAATACCTGCGCGCCGAGCCCGTCTCCGTGCTCTACACCGAAGGTCGCGTGATCCACGTCGGCACCTTCCCGGAACTCGAACGGCAAATGTGCGACTTCGCCGCCGATGGCCTCTCCAACGGCCGCAGCCCCGACCGCCTCGACGCCCTCGTCTGGGCCATCACGGACCTCATGCTCACCACCACCCGCACGCCCCTCATCCGCGGGTTGTGAGTCTCTTGTGGCGCAGAACTGAAAGGATTGGGCAGGCTCCACTGCTTACTACGGTGAATATTTTGCGGACGAGACGAAGCCGTATCGTGCCACCAGGAAGCAGACGATCAATATGACAAGCGATACGCTTCCTATGATCCACCAGAAAACTGGATCGTTAACAGCTTTGGGGTCGGATGCCGCAATCCCGGCGAGTGCGAAAACACCAAAAATGAATTGCAGCAGTGTCGTCCAGACTGCGTAGCGGATGGCTTCGGGTGCCGAGGGCGCTCGTCCATGATCCTTGTAGAACCTTTGCCCGCAAAATCGCACGCCGCCCAGGAACGCGACGAGGCCCATGAAGCCAAGAGGGGTTTTGATGAAAGACTGGATGAACGTCACGAGCACACCTGTGGCGATGCAAATCACGAAGGTGAATAGAACATACTTGGCGATGCTCGCTCTTTGAGGGGCCGCCATGCCCTGCTGTGATGCATTGTCCATTGATATCAATCCATGTTCGCGTGGTGCCCAAATGGCGGGGCGTGTGCTCGGCAATCAAAGTCACGATTGAGCGCGCCCAGTATGCACGTCAGATGTGCTTGTTCAATGTGTTGGTTGGCGCAATAGCCCATCGCAAGTCGCCTCGACCATACGCGCGTAACAAACGGGCACTGAAGATCAGAGTGCAACCTCACGTGCCGCCAACGCCCGGCACGCATCAAGAGTGCCGGCACGAGAATGCATCACGATGCGGGCACACCCTCTCCGTATGCGTTCCCGGCCAAGCGGCCGCCGAGGGTCGCGAGCTGCTTCATGCATTCGCTGCGCGCGCCGGGATCTTTCGGCGGTCTGAAGGCCGCGCGCGATCCTCCTTCACTCGTGGGGCAAGACCCCGGATAAGCGCTGGACGCTTTCTGGGGACGCAAGAAGAATTGGTTGCGCCGATTGGCCACTCATCACGCGCCATTCACGACTGACGACTGGCCACGCACCACTCCCGCCTCCTGGTCCCCCATGCTCCAAGCCTCCCCCGCACCCGCCCGCGAGGGCTGGCTCTCCCGCACGATCGCTAAGCTTTCGCCCACCCGCCCGCCGGAAGCAAAAGCCTCCCGCACCGGCCCGCTGATCGCGCTCGAAAGCCTGCACCAGCCGGTGTGGAGCCCCCGCGACTACGCGAGTTTCGCGCGCGAAGGCTTCATGCAGAACGCCATCGTTTTCCGCGCCGTGCGCATGGTGGCGGAGGCCGCGGCCAGCGTGCCGTTGCTGCTCTACGAGGGCGACATGGAGATCGAGACGCATCCGCTGCTCGATCTTCTCGCCCGGCCCAACCCGGTGTCCACCGCGCCCGACCTGCTGGAAGCCTGGTACGGCTACCTTCTCGTCAGCGGCAACGCCTACCTTGAGGCCGTGGCACTCGGCGGCGAGATCCGCGAGTTGCACGCGCTGCGCCCCGACCGCATGCAAGTCGTGCCCGGCCCCGATGGCTGGCCCGAGGCCTATGTCTACTCCGCCGCCGGCGAGAGCGTGCGCTTTGCCGGCGAGATCGTGCCCGGCGTGCGGCCCATCTTGCACGTCAAGCTGTTCCATCCGGTCAACGACCACTACGGCCTGTCGCCGCTGGAGGCGGCCGCCACCGCCATCGACATCCACAACACGGCTTCGCGCTGGAACAAGGCGCTGCTCGACAACTCGGCGCGGCCCTCGGGCGCGCTGGTCTACACCGCGCGCGACGGCAACCTGAGCCCCGAGCAATACGAGCGCCTGAAGTCGGAGCTCGAAGCCGGCTTCCAGGGGGCCGCGCACGCCGGCCGGCCGCTGCTGCTCGAAGGCGGGCTCGACTGGAAGTCCATGAGCCTGACGCCGAAGGACATGGACTTCATCGAGGCCAAGCACGTCGCCGCCCGCGAGATCGCGCTGGCGCTGGGTGTGCCGCCAATGCTGCTCGGTATCCCGGGCGACAACACCTACTCCAACTTCCAGGAGGCGACGCGTTCGTTCTGGCGCCAGACCGTGCTGCCGCTGGTCGACCGCACGGCGAAAGCGCTCTCGTCCTGGCTCGCACCTGCCTGGCGGGAGCGCTTGGAGCTGCGCCCCGACCTCGACCGCATCGAGGCGCTCGGCACCGAGCGCGAAGCGCTGTGGTCGCGGCTCGAGAAGACGAGCTTCCTCACGCGAGACGAGAAACGCGCGGCCATCGGCTACGCGCCCTTGGGCGTGACGGGGAGCGATGCCTTGTCTAGCGCTACCTCGAGCGAACCGAAGTTCAACCCCCACCACGACGACCTCGGCCGGTTCACCTTCAAGCCAGAAGGGGAGGGGGATGACACTGACGCCGCCCCAGTCGGCAGACGCCGCGGAAGTCGGCTGCAAGGCACGCCCGCGCAGGAGATGCGGTTGTTCCTAGCGGAAGGCCGCGCGCGGGAAGCGACTCGTCAAGTGAGAGAGCTAGAACCCGACTGGAAGGGGCCTTCGAGTCTCACTGATCCCTACAGCATCGAAGGTGAAATCGCCAGGTTGGAGGCAACTGCTCAGGCCGCCGAAGCGCGGCTTGCCGAGATCCTCAAAGATGCGATACCAGGAACGAACCCGTCATGGGGCGTGAACAGGCTGACGAAGGAGCTCTACGATCGGGGTTTTGTGTTGAATGGGCCCACGCGTGCGCCTGGCCTGCTCTATGAAAACCCGGAAACGGGCGAGCAGGTTCGTGTCATGGAGCGACCAGAGCTTCAGCGGCGGAGCGATCCGCCAGAGAAATTTATATTCGAAAATTACTATCGCTATCGCCCGAGTATCAATGATCCGTTCGGCTCCCATGTGCCGATTCCAAATAAATAGGGCCAATGCAATGACCCATACTATTAATGAAGATCCCAGAGAGCTTGGCGAGCGGATACTTGCGGTCCTCAATGAGCTTGGGGAAGATAACGTATTTGCGCTGCTCAATACGATCGGCTCAAGGACTGAAAACCCGCGAGAGGTTGCTGCATTCGAGGCGGGGGTCCTGTGGTTAGTTCAGCAAGGTATGGTGAACCTTTTTATGCGCAGGCTCGCGTCTCGCGCTCGTGTCCTCGACAGCGAGGAGACTTCCAAATTGATTTCCAGCCTTGTGGGCTGGTTCAAATTTGACCCCATAAAGCACCTGTGGACTCTGGCGGAGGGCGATCTGCGGACGTCGGAGTTGCCCGAGCTCGGCATCACAGACCGTGGATTGGACGCGAGTGACGTTTTGCTCAATGAGCGCGGTTACAATTGGTGGGTGACAAAGGCACCTCGGGGGGGGGTGAGTTGGTAGCGGTCCCCGGCGACAATACCTACTCCAACCTGCAGGAGGCGACGCGTTCGTTCTGGCGCCAGACCGTGCTGCCGCTGGTCGACCGCACGACGAAAGCGCTCTCGTCCTGGCTCGCACCTGTCTGGGGGGAGCGCCTGGAGCTGCGCCCCGACCTCGACCGCGTCGAGGCGCTGAGCCCCGCGCGCGAAGCGCGGCGTGTCCTCGGGCTTGTCCCGAGGATGTGCGAACCTCGATGCCGATGCGCGACCGTTTCTTAGTAGACGACCGCGGGCCTACCCATCTCCTCCTCGTTCGTACCCGATTGGATACCGCCATGTCTGTCGCTTCGTCACGCGCACGCGCCATTCCGCGCATCCGCTTCGAGGTAAAGCGCGCCGGAGCGGACGCGCGGCCCGCCTTACGCGCACTCTCCCCCGACGGCAGTTTCGAAGGCTATGCGAGCCTCTTCAATATCGTCGACCTCGGGGGCGACGTGGTCGCGCCCGGCGCCTTCTGCGACAGCCTGCGTGCGCGCGGCGCGCGTGGCATCAAAATGCTGTTCCAGCATGACGCGAACGAACCCATCGGCGTCTGGGACGAAATGCGGGAAGATGCGCGCGGCCTTTTCGTGCGCGGCCGCCTGATGCTCGATGTGGCGCGGGCCCGCGAGGTGCTGGCCCTGATGCGGGCAGGGGCGCTCGACGGCCTCTCCATCGGCTTCAAGGCCATCAAGGGGCAACGCGCGCCGCGCACGGGCATCCGCCGCCTCACGCGCATCGACCTTTGGGAAATCTCGATCGTCACGTTTCCGCTGCTGCCCGAGGCGCGCATCGCGCATGTGAAGGCCCGCGCGTGCCGGCCGCTCGAAGAAACCATCATCGCTGCGACGCGCCTCGTTCGCGCCGCTCACTGGCACCGCCCCGCGCGGCGCTGACGTCTTCCGAAGCCGACCTGCCGAGATCCCGTGGCACGGCCTGCCGCGCCGGACCGCGCACGCGTCCTCTTTCGCCTCCCCAGCCCAAAGGAAATCTTCATGATCGCAACGACGCCTGCCCCCGAGACCAAATCCGCCGCGACGGCCGCCACCACGGCCGCCTTCGACGAGTTCATGCGCACCTTCGGCGCCTTCAAGGACGCGAACGACCAGCGCCTCGCCGAGATCGAAGCCCGGCTTTCCGCAGACGTCATCACGACGGAGCGCGTCGATCGCATCAACAGCGCGCTCGACGAGCAGAAGCGCGTCCTCGACGAGCTCGCGCTCAAGGCGCAGCGCCCGCCGCTCTCGGGCGAGCCGCGCAGTACGGCGACGGGTCTGCAGCACAAGGCTGCGTTCGACGCCTACGTGCGAGCCGGCGACCTCACCCGCCTCAAGAGCCTCGAGCAGAAGGCGCTGTCGGTGGGCTCCGATCCCGACGGCGGCTATCTCGTGCCCACCGAACTCGAGGCCGCCGTCAATATCGCCGTGCGCAACGTCTCGCCGATCCGGGCCATTGCCGGCGTCCGCCAGGTTTCGGGCTCGGTCTACAAGAAGCCGTTCTCCATCGCCGGCGCCGAGACCGGGTGGGTGGCCGAGACAGCCTCGCGGACCGCCACCAACACGCCGACGCTCGCGGCGCTGACGTTCCCGACGATGGAGCTCTTCGCCATGCCGGCGGCCACCACGGCGCTCCTCGACGACAGCGCCGTCAACATCGACCAGTGGATCGCCGAAGAGGTGCGTGACGCCTTCGCGCAGCAGGAGGGTACCGCCTTCGTCACCGGCAACGGTTCGGGCAAGCCCAAGGGCTTTCTCGCGTACACGACCGTCGACAACGCCTCCTGGTCGTGGGGCAACATCGGCTTCCTCAAGACGGGCGTCGACGGCGGCTTTGCCACCACCAATCCGGCCGACAAGCTCATCGACCTCGTCTATGCGGTGAAGGCCGGCTACCGCGCCAACGGCACCTTCGTGTTCAACCGCGCGACGCAGGCGGCCATCCGCAAGATGCGGGACGAGAACGGCGACTACATCTGGCAACCCGCGGCGCGCGCCGGCGACGCCTCGACCCTGATGGGCTTTCCCGTCGCCGAAAGCGAGGACATGCCGAGCATGGCCACCAACGCATTCTCCGTCGCCTTCGGCGATTTCCGCCGCGGCTACCTGATCGTCGACCGCGTCGGCATCCGCGTGCTGCGCGATCCCTACAGCTCGAAGCCCTACGTGCTCTTCTACACGACCAAGCGCGTCGGCGGCGGCGTGCAGGATTTCGACGCCATCAAGCTCCTGAAGTTCGCCGCCTGATCCTGTTGCCTCCTCGCGCCGTCACCGGCAGTCCCGCCCCTGCCACCCCGCGCCACCGCCCGCGGGACACGTGACGGCGCGACGCGAGGGGAGCGGCTGTCCCGCGCTCCCTCCCCGGCCGGACGCCGCTCCCCTCGCTCCCTTCCTTCATCCGCATCGCTTCCATGAGATCCGGAATGACGCTCATCCTCACGTCCGGACCGGACGCCGAACCCGTCTCGCTCGCCGAGGCAAAGGCCCACCTGCGCGTCGACCAGAGCGCGGAGGACACATTGATCGCGAGCCTGATCGTCACGTCACGTCTGCACGTGGAGGCAGCGCTCGGCCTTGCGCTCATCACGCAAGGATGGACGTGGCTGCTCGACGCCTGGCCCAATCTGTCCGAGCTGCGCCTTCCCATGCGCCCCGTGCGCAGCATCTCGACGATCCGGGTCTACGAAACCGCGGGCGATCCCGTCGCGCTCGACCCCGACAGCTATCGCCTCGACGGCGCCGGCATGCCGGCGCGCATCATCCGCCGGCGCGGCGCTTCCTGGCCCTCTCCCGGCGTCGATGGCAACGGCATCGAGATCAACTTCGTCGCGGGCTTCGGCGATGCGCCGGCCGACGTGCCGCAGCCGATCCGCCACGCCGTGCTGCTGCTGACGGCGCATTGGTACGACAACCGCGAGCCGGTCGAACTCGGCTCCGCGACAGCGCCCATTCCGCCCGACGTCTCGAGCCTTCTCGCGCCCTACAGGACGCTGCGCCTATGAGCATCGTTCCGATCGGCGCCCTCGACCGGCGTCTTGTCCTCGAAGCCCCGTCCGATACCGCCGATGGCGCCGGCGGTGCCGTGACGGGCTGGGCCTCGGTCGCCGAAATCTGGGCGAACGTCGCTCCCAGCACGGGCAGCGAGCGCTTCCTGTCGGATGCGCTGCGCGTGCAGGTCTCGCATCGCATCACCATCCGCAACCGCGCGGACATCACGCCGGCGATGCGGCTCAGGGACGGTGCGCGCATCTTCCGCATCAGCGCCATTCTCGATCGCGCCCGGCGCAACCGGCTCGTCCTTTTGTGCCTCGAGGAGCAGGGATGAAGATCGCCATCCGCACCGACGCCGGCCCCGCTCTCGATCCGCGCAACGCGGAAGCGCTCACCGCTCCCACCCTCGATGCCCTCCAGCGCGAGATGGAAGCCCAGCTCGCCGCCGAGCTTACTGCAAGCAATGCGAACGCACGACTGCAAGCCATCCTCGACCGCCTGCGCGAGCAGGGCCTCCTTTTCTTCTAGAACCTCTGTCTCGCTCGTCATCGCCAGGTCCCCCCGGATCACTCTCCGATCGAATTGCGCGGCGCGTTGCACTGCTACACCTGTCATCCCGGACGGCGCGCAGCGACGATCCGGGACCCCGTGGCAGCGGGCGATCTTTGTGGCCCTGGGTCCCGGCTGTTCGCGCTTCGCGCTCGGCCGGGATGACAGCACGAAGTTCTACGGGAAAGTCGCCGGCAACTCCCTTCCTGTCATGGTCGGGCTTGTCCCGACTATCCAGCCATCCGCGCGTGCGCGCACGTTTGACAGGTGGCTCCTCGTTACAAGCCCGAGGACGACAGCGCCATGAGAGCGGCGGCCGCTACGGCGCCAGCGGCTGGCGCTCCGTATTTCCCGGAACAACCCATGTCCTCCGCAACCGCAGCCCTGCAGCAGGCGATCTACGCCGCGCTTTCGGGCGATGCCACGCTTCGCGCTGCCCTCGGTGCATCGGATCGTATCCATGACCACGCCCCGCGCGGCGCCACCTTCCCCTACGTCGCGTTCGCCTCCTTCAGCGCGCGCGACTGGAGCACGGGCGACACCGATGGCGACGAGCACACCATCGTCCTGCACGTCTGGTCGCGCGAGAAGGGTAAACGCGAGGCCGAGACCATCGCCGCGGCCATCCGCGCACGCCTGCACGACGCCGCGCTCGATGTCAGCGAGTATCGCCTCGTGAACTTGCGCCACACCGCGACCGAGATCCGCCGCGAGCCCGACGGGCAGTCGACCCGCGGCATCATCCGCCTGCGCGCGGTCACCGAGCCGGCCTGATCCTCAACCCGGAGAGCCCCATGTCCGCCCAGAAAGGCAAAGACCTCCTCCTCAAGATCGACAGTACGGGGGAGGGCAGCTTCGCGACCGTCGCCGGCCTCAGGACACGCTCCATCGCGGTCAGCACCGATACGGTCGACATCACGCACGCGGAATCCTCCGGCCGCTGGCGCGAACTGCTGTCCGACGCCGGCGCCAAGCGCGCGAAGATCTCCGGTGCCGGCATCTTCAAGGACGCCGCGTCCGATGCCCTGATCCGGCAGCTCGCCTTCGACGGCACCATTCGCGCCTGGCAGGTGATCGTGCCGGACTTCGGCGTCATCGAAGGCCCATTCCAGGTCTCCTCGCTCGAATTCTCCGGCCGTCATGACGGCGAAGTTGCGTTCGACATCGCCCTCGACAGTGCCGGCGCGCTGACCTTCACCGCCATCTGAGGAGCGCCCATGCCCAACCTTCTTCGCGGCGAGATCGAGGCGCTGCTCGACGGCGTTCCGCGCACGCTCGTCCTCACCCTCGGCGCTCTGGCCGAACTCGAGTCGGCGTTCGGCGATGCCGACATGCTGGCGCTCGCCGAACGCTTCGGCCGGGGGCGCTTGTCGGCCGCTGACTGCGTGCGCGTGATCGGCGCAGGCCTGCGCGGCGCGGGCAGTGATCTCTCCGACGATGCCGTCGCCATGATGCGGGCCGAGGGCGGCGCTGCGGGTTTCATCGACATCGTCGCACGGCTGCTCACCGCGACGTTCGGGGCCTCACGCCCCACTGCGCCCGCGGCCGATGCCGCGCCGCGCGCGGAGGAGGCCGTCCGCCCTTTCCCTGGCGGCATGTGATGCGGCTCGTTCTGGGCACCCTGCGCATGCCGCCCGACATGTTCTGGCGTCTGACTTTGCCGGAGCTCGATGCCGTCCTGCGCGGCGCTTTTCCCGACACGCCGCCCGTGCGCGGCGTCAGCCGAAGCAACCTGGCGGCGCTGATGGCGCGCTTTCCCGACAGCCCGACGAGGTCCCATGACCGATAACGAAGCCGGCACGATCAAGGTCAAAGTCGAAGGGGACCTGAGCGATTTCGAAACGCAGCTCGCGGATCTCGCGAAGCTCTCGCAACGCTTTTCCGCGTCCATGGCGCAGGCCTTCGCCGACGCCACGCTCAAAGGCAACAGCTTCGGCGCGACGCTGCGCACGCTCGCCCTTCGCCTGTCGGAGCTGACGCTCAAAAGCGTCATGTCGCCGCTCACCGATCAGCTGGGCTCGGGTCTCGCTGGGCTCCTGGGTGACCCGGGAAGTTTCAGCATGCCGCTCGGCTTCGCCAAGGGTGGCGCCTTCGCGCGCGCGACGAGCCTTCCCGTTCCCTTCGCCGATGGCGGCATCATCGCGAGCCCCGTGACGTTCCCGCTTTCGGACGCGCGGACCGGCGTTGCCGGCGAAGCAGGGCCGGAAGCGATCCTGCCGCTGACCCGCGCTGCCGACGGCAGCCTCGGCGTGCGCGCGGCAGGCGATGCGGCTCCCATCGCGGTCACCTTCAACGTCACCGCCACCGATGCCGAAAGCTTCCGCCGCTCCGAGAGCCAGATCGCGGCGCTGCTCGCCCGCGCCGTGTCCCAGGGCCAGCGTAACCTTTAGCTTTTCGTCACGCGTTCCCCGCCGAACCAAGCGACCGCCGGGAACTTGCCCGCAGGCGTCGGCCTTCCACGCTGCAAGGTCCCGGGCCGTCGGCCCCATCCTGTTTCAGCACACGCATCCCGTCCATGTTCCACGACGTCCGCTTTCCGCTTGCCATATCCCGCGCCTCGCACGGCGGGCCCGAACGGCGCACCGATGTCGTGGTGCTTGGCTCGGGCGCCGAGGAGCGAAACGCGCGCTGGGCGAACTCGCGGCGCAGCTACAATGCTGGCTGGGGCGTGAAGTCGCTCGACGACCTCTACGCCGTCATCGCCTTCTTCGAGGAGCGCCGCGGCCGCCTCTACGGCTTCCGCTGGCGCGATCCTCTCGATCACGCGTCCTGCCTGCCGTCCGGGACGCCCTCCGCCACGGACCAGGACCTCGGCACGGGTGCAACCGGCCGGGACACGTTCCAGCTCGTGAAGACTTACGGCGCCGGCGCTTCGGCCTGGATCCGCGAGATCAATAAGCCCACCGTCGCCACCGTCCGCATTGCCGTCGCGGGCGTGTCCCAGACGGAGGGACGCGACTTTACGGTCGACACGACCACGGGCCGCGTCACGTTCCTGCCCGGTAAGCTGCCGCCGCCCGGCGCCGCCGTCACGGCCGGTTTCGAATTCGACGTGCCCGTGCGCTTCGACACGGACCGCCTCGAGATCAATCTCGACGGCTTCAAGCATGGCGCCATCCCGGCCATCCCGCTCGTCGAGATCCGCCTCTAGCCCGCGCTCCCCATGAAAACACTTTCGCCCGCACTCCAGGGCCATCTCGCTTCCGGGACGACGACGCTCGCCTGGTGCTGGCGGCTCACGCGCGCCGATGGTGCCCATCTGGGCTTCACGGACCACGATCGCGACCTCGCGTTCGATGGCACCACCTTTGAGGCTTTGTCCGGCTTCACGGCCTCCGAGATCAAGGACAGCGTGGGGCTCGCCACCGACAACCTCGACGTCGACGGCGCGCTCTCTTCCGAGACCTTGAACGAGGACGATCTCGCCGCAGGCCTCTTCGACGGCGCGCGCATCGAGATCTGGCGCGTGAACTGGCAGGACACGGCCCAGCGCGTCCTGATGCGTACCGGGACCCTTGGCGACGTCTCGCGCGCGGCCGGTGCCTTCACGGCCGAGGTGCGCGGTCTTGCCCAAGACCTGCAACAGCCCAAGGGGCGCCTCTATCAGTATGCCTGTGACGCGGAACTCGGCGATGCGCGCTGCACGGTCGACCTAACGCAACCCACCTTTCATACGACGGCGACCGTCGCCGACGTGACGAGCCGCCGTCTGTTCGCCGCTTCGCTCTCCGACACCTTCTCGGACGATTGGTTTGCCCGCGGCCGCCTCACCTTCACCACTGGTGCCAACCGCGGACGGAGCGAGATCGTGCGGCGGCAGACGCTCACGGCTGGGATCGTTCAGATCGAGCTCTGGCAGCCCGTGGCGCTCGACATCGGCATCGGCGATGCCTTCACGCTGACGGCCGGCTGCGACAAGCGCTTTGCCACCTGCCGCGAGAAGTTCGCCAACAGCATCAATTTTCGCGGCTTTCCGCATAGTCCCGGCGCCGATCTGCTCTCCACCATCGCGCGCTCAGGCACCTCCGGCTCCTGACATGTCCGACATCCGCGCTCGTGCCGTCGTCCTCGCGCGAACCTGGATCGGCACGCCCTACCATCACCAGGCGAGCCTCAAGGGCGTCGGCTGCGATTGCGTGGGGCTCATTCGCGGCATCTACCGCGAGTTGTTCGGCGCCGAGCCGGAAACGCCGGCGCCTTACACGCGCGATTGGGCTGAGGCGACCGGCGAAGAGACTCTTCTGGCGGCGGCACGTCGCCATCTCGTCGCGATCGCGCCATCGTCTGCGCTGCCGGGCGACGTGCTCGTGTTCCGCTACCGCACGTACGCCGTCGCCAAGCACGCCGGTATCGTCACGGGCGAGGGCCTGATGGTGCATGCGGTCGAGGGCGCGCCGGTGTCAGAGGTCGCCCTGTGCGGCTGGTGGCGGCGGCACACGGCGGGCGCCTTCACGTTTCCTGACAAATCCTGAGCGGAGCGCCTCATGGCGACGCTTGCCCTTGCTGCTGTCGGCTCCGCGGTCGGCGGTGCCCTGTTGCCCGGCGGGGTCTCGCTGCTGGGCCTCACGCTCGGCGGCGCGACGCTCGGGGCGCAGGCCGGTGCCGTCGCCGGCAGCCTCATCGACCGCTCGCTTCTCGCCGCCTCCGCCTCGGTCCAGACGACGGGTCCGCGCCTCTCCGACTTGCGCGTCATGACAGCGAGCGAGGGGGCGCCCATCCCGCGCCTCTACGGGCGGGCGCGTCTCGGCGGCCAGGTGATCTGGGCGGCCGATTTCGCGGAGGAAAGCTCCACGACCGGCGGCTCCGGCAAGGGCGGTGGCTCCACATCGGCCGCGACGTCGACCACGACCTATCGGTACTTCGCGAATTTCGCCGTTGCGCTGTGCGAGGGCCCCATTACCGGCCTCGGCCGCATCTGGGCGGACGGCACGCCGCTCGATCTCTCCACTCTTACGTACCGGCTGCACAAAGGCAGCGAGGACCAACAACCCGACAGTCTGATGGAAGCTGCGCTCGGCAGCGGCAACGTGCCGGCCTATCGCGGCCTCGCCTACGTCGTCTTCGAGCACCTGCCGATCGCTGACTACGGCAACCGCCTGCCGCAACTCTCCTTCGAGGTGTTCCGCTCCGTCGACGGCTTCGAGCGCAAGATCCGCTCGGTCACGCTCATTCCCGGCGCCGGCGAATTTGCGCTCGGCACGGAGGCCGTCTCGCGCCGGATCACGGAAGCCTCCGCGACCTCCGAGAATGTGCACACCATGCAAGGCGGCACGGATTTCTCGGTCGCTCTCGATCAGCTACAGGAGACGCTGCCCAACGTCGCGCGCGTGTCGCTCATCGTCGGCTGGTTCGGCACGGATCTGCGGGCGGAGCACTGCCGCATCGTCCCGGGTGTCGACAGCGCGGACAAGACGACGAGCCCCGTGACATGGTCCGTTGCCGGGCAGACGCGCGCGGAGGCGCATGTCGTCAGCCTGCACGAAGGCCGCGCGGCCTACGGCGGCACGCCGTCTGATGCCAGCGTGATCTCCGCGATCCAGGATTTCAAGAGGCGCGGCCTCGCCGTCACGCTCTCGCCGTTCGTGTTCATGGACATTCCGGCGGACAATGCGCTGCCGGATCCCTATCGAGACGGCGCAGCCCAGCCGGCCTATCCCTGGCGCGGCCGCATCACCGTGACGCCGGATGGCGCGTCCGCCGCCGCCGCCGCGATTGCGGCCTTCGTCGGCACGGCGGCTGTGTCCGACTTCTCCATCGTGGATGGCCGCGTCGTCCACTCCGGGTCCGACACGTGGTCCTACCGCCGCTTCGTTCTGCACAACGCCGCACTGTGCCAAGCGGCCGGCGGCGTCGATACCTTCGTGATCGGCTCTGAAATGCGCGGTCTCACCCAGGTGCGATCGGCTGCAACCGCCTATCCCTTCGTCGACGCCCTCGTCGCCCTCGCAGCCGACGTCAAGGCGATGCTGGGCGACACCAAGGTGACCTACGCGGCCGACTGGTCGGAATACTTCGGCCACCACCCCGCCGACGCGCCGGCCGACACGATCTTCAACCTCGACCCCTTGTGGGCAAGCCCGGCCATCGACGCCGTCGGCATCGACGTCTATTGGCCGCTCGCCGATTGGCGCGACGGCAGCACCCATCGCGATGCCCTCGACGGTATCGCGTCCACCTTCGATCTCGACTACCTGCGCGGCAACATCGTCGGCGGCGAGGGGTACGACTGGTATTACGCTTCGGCGGCCGATCGCCTGTCCCAGTCCCGCACGCCCATCACGGATGGCGGGGGCAAGCCGTGGCTCTATCGCTTCAAGGACGTCCGCGCCTGGTGGAGCAGCGCCCACCACAACCGCGTGGCCGGCGTCGATGCGGCCACGCCCACGGCGTGGGTGGCGCAATCGAAACCCATCTGGTTCACCGAACTCGGCTGCCCCGCGGTCGACAAGGGCGCCAACCAGCCCAACGTGTTCGTCGATGCCAAGAGCAGCGAGACGGCGCTGCCGTATTTTTCGCGCGGAACCCGTGACGACTATATGCAGCGCCGCTATCTCGAGGCCTTCCATACCGGCCTCGATCCCGACGATGTGGGTTACCTCGCCGGCGCCAATCCCGTCTCGGCGCTCTACGGCGGGCCGATGATCGCGCTCGACCGCCTCACGGTCTATACCTGGGACGTGCGGCCGTGGCCCGTCTTTCCCGCCGATACGGTGACCTGGGGCGACGCACTCAACTATCGCCTCGGCCACTGGATCAACGGGCGCTTGGCAAGCGCGCCCGCCGAACGCGTCATAGCCTCGGTGCTGCGCGACTACGGCTTCGCGGCTTATGCCATCGGCAGTATCCCCGGCACCATCGGCGGCCTCGTGATCGATCGCGTCATGTCGGCGCGCGACGCGCTCGGTCCCCTGCTGCTCGCCGCCTTCGTCGACGTGCGCGAAAGCGAAGGCCGGTTGCTGTTCTCGTCTCGCGGCCATGCCGCCGTCTCCGCCAATCTCACCCTGGACGACCTCGTCGAGGTTCGCGCGGCCGATCCGCTCGCCAAGCTCGTCCGCGGGCAGGACAGCGATCTCCCCGCCAGCGCGAAGCTCGCCTTCATCTCCGGCGACGGGAGCTATGCGGCGGCGATCGAAGAAGCCCGCCGCAGCGCGGGAACCAGCACGCGTATCGCGACCGCCGATCTCGGCCTCGTGCTCGTGCCGGAACAGGCCGCGCAGATGGCCGAGACGTGGCTGTTCGAGGCCTGGGCCTCGCGCGAGCGCGCCCGCTTCACGCTGCCGCCGAGCCGGCTCGCGCTCGAACCGGGCGATGTCATCACGCTCGACGATGGCGCCCGCACGCGCGCGCTGCGCCTTACCGAGATCGGCGATCATGGCGCACGCGAGATCGAGGCGCTCAGCATCGATCGCGACGTCTACGCGGCGACCAGCGTCCGCGTGCGCGAAGCGATCCCGGAGGGCAACCCCGTCGTCGCCGGCCCGCCGCTCGTCCGCTTCCTCGACCTGCCGCTCCTGTCCGCCTCCGATCCCGCAACGTCGGGATATCTCGCCGTTGCGCAGGATCCCTGGCCCGGCACGATGGCGCTCTTCCGCAGCCCCGAGGCCTCCGGCTTCACGCTCACCGGAACGGCCTCTCTCGCGGCGACGACGGGGCGCACGCTCGACGCTCTGGGACCCGCTCCCTCGGGCCGCCTGACAGCGCTCGAGCAGTTCCGGGTGCAGCTCGACCGCGGCCTGCTGTTATCGGTCAGCGCGCTCGCCTTCCTCGGCGGCGCCAATCTGGCGGCCATCGCCAACGACGACGGCGAATGGGAAATCCTGCAGTTCCGCGAGGCGGAGCTCATCGCGCCGCGCACCTATCGCCTCAGCGGGTTCCTGCGCGGGCAAGGCGGAACCGAGCAGGCGATGCGGTCCCCCGTCGCCGCAGGCGCGCCGTTCGTCCTGCTGGATACCGCCATTCAACGTCTGGACCTCGCGCCGGAAGATATCGGGCTCGACGTCAACTGGCGGATCGGACCGGCGCGACGGTCGCTGGGCGATGTCAATTACGCTGCGCTCGTCCATGCGTTCAATGGCATCGGCCAGCGGCCGCTGTCGCCCGTGCACCTGCGCTGCACGCGGGCTTCCAATGGCGACGCGACGCTCTCTTGGGTCCGGCGGACGCGCATCGGTGGCGATGCCTGGGATGGCCTCGACGTGCCGCTCGCGGAAGCGCAGGAGCTTTACACCGTCGACATCTACTCTGACGGGCACGTCGTGCGCAGCGTCTCGGTGACGACGCCGTCTCTCGCCTACACCGCGGACGCGCAGGCCGCCGACTTCGGCGCCGTTCCGTCCTCCCTCGATATCGCGGTGGCTCAGGTGAGCGCCACGTTCGGCCGCGGTATCGCCGCGCGCGCCCTTCTTTGA